CCCGCCGCTGCTGTATCCTCCTGCCGTTTATTCTCCGCTTCGGTACGGGAGGCTTCGGCAGCGATAACGTCCGCGTTGGTCTCCCGCAGGATATTCACCATATCCAGTGCCGGCTGCTGCAACTGTGCTATCTCATCCTCGGTAAGGTCGCTGAAATGAAGCTTCAGCGAATCTTTCTGCGCCTGCGTCAGTCCGTCGAAGGTCAGCGAGATGGATCCATAATCGACCAGCAGCTTCCATGCCGTATCGGTCGTGTACTTCCATTCAATGCCCTGGTCTCCCTTGCGGAACTCGGGGGTCTGCCCGGCAGCTGCAACCCCGGTATCGACGGTGCCGACCCACCAGGTGTTACCACTGATATGTGGGGTTATATCATCCCTGACAGCCGCCCTGAACAGGGCTACCGTCATCTTGCCGGCTGTACCGGAGCTCTGCACCAGCAGAATATTATCCAGTTCCGAGACAGCCGATACGCTCTGAAAATCTTTAATATCGATATTTTCCATCATTCACCCGGTAATTTAATAGTTAGTTGTCTTTGGTTTGTACTGGTCTTCCCGTCGGAATATCTGCTGGTGATCAGCCAGCGGCAGAAATCATGAACACTCCCGTCATCCGGATTTTCCCTGCTCACTTTCACCGCAATCATCTCCAGCATTGCCCTTGGCGGGATGACAACGACTGCCTGATCGTCCGTTACCCAATAATACGAATTATATCCATTGTATATATACAGCAGCAGTGTTAAACTCCATAAGCTCGCGTTGTATATCCGGACATACTTCCCTTCATCGGCCGGGACTGCATTTATCACGAGATAATTGGATGTCCACCATCTCTGTCGGATCAGCCAGTTATTCGACCGTCCGGACCGCCACTCATCCTCGCTCTGGTATAGCTCGAAAGGCTCGCACAGCGACCCCCTCACCAGCACCCGGTTAAACTCCGCATCGCCCGTGTTCCCGTCCATCGCGATGTGCGGCTCGAACCCCGGAAACTGCTCCGCCGGCACATCGCCGATATCCGTCTCCACCCCGTTCAGCATCCCCTTCCGCGACACCATCCGCAGGTTCTTGTACATAAACCCGGCGATGTTAGCCCCGTCGATCAGTGCCGTGTCCATCGCCACGAAGACGAACTTGTTCGCTGGCTCCCAGTTGGCATCACCGGCGGATGATGCCGGGGGTGTTGTAACCGTCGCTCCGTGCACCCTGACCTGAAAGGTGAACACCCCGCCGTCGATACTGTAGTTGACAATGTCACGGGTGGTATCCGTGTAGGTGTATTCCGCTGCGCCCTTGTAAAACCCGCGGAAAACCGGCATCGCTCCCGTCGCTCCCCTCGCTCCCGTCGCTCCCGTCGCCCCCGTCGCCCCGTCGCTTACGACATTCACCGACACGCTCAGCAGGTAATCACTCCCGAACGACACGTCGGATGTCGCATACGTGCGGATCATATAATATTTGTAAGGATATTGTGCCACGCTGACCGTTTTCGAAGAAACCCGTTCAACGCTGCCTATCCGCGTCCAGACATTGCCGCCATTGCTGCCCCACACCGCCATCCAGGCCGCTACGGCTTCTCCCGTGCTATTCCGGTGCGTCACACTGAATACCTCCGGATCCCAGCTCCCCGTCATCGTCCGCCCGATCTGCGTGACCGAAGGCACCAGCTGCATCACCGCCGGCACTTCGCCGTCCTTGCCGAAGTGCATGAACAGGATCCTGTTCCCGTAGTCGCCCCATTTGCCGTCCGTGAACCTGCGCGAGCACTGGTACTCGTAAGGGAACGCTTCGCCGACACCCGTGGGATCGTCCGTCCACCAGCCGACGGGTTCCCAGTTCGGTGTCATGTCCGGAGTGATTCCCGTGCAGCTGCTCAGGCACACCTTGCAGGACCCGTTATATCTGACGATATTTCCCCTGACGTATGTTTTCGTGTTGTCGTAGGCGGGAGCTTCGCCGATATACTCGTCCGTGTAGGGATCGGACGCGGGGAGGTCCGCCGCGATGTGTGATTTTGCCAGCAGGTATACCTGCTCGTTCCCCGGAGTGTCCGTCGGGAACAGGACAGGAGCGCTCCACTCGGGTATATCGTTTGTGCGGGGATCGATGACGACGGTAGACAGCCAGCAGGTATGCGGGTGAATAACCCGGTATTTCAGAAAGTCCCCGCCGGCTTTCCCCATAGCATCCTTTCTGTAAACAATATCGATAAAGTGTGAGCCGGCAGTGGGAACGACCAGGTTTAACACTGTCTGGGCATCACCTGACTCCCTCCAGAGAAACGGCCCGTCAGCCGTATAGCCTGCGTCGACCGGGCAGACCATACCGAAATCCCGGCCCGCCTCGGAAGAGACGGTAAGAAGCAGGTCGATTACCTGGTTGTCGCAGGAAGTGGTGAAAGTGACGCGTGACTTATAGGTGGCGGAATCGGCAGCCGGAACAGGGGAAACGTACATGTTGTCCGCGAGCGCGAAGTCGCCGGTATGCCGGATGGATATCAGCTCCTTCGGTTCGGGGGACGGGAACCATCCTGCCGGATTCAGACCCGAAGGAGCTGCCGGCTTGCTGAAAGCGTAGCGGTAACGGATCTCCGTGCGGGCACCGTCGGCTCCACGCCGTATCTTGTTGATTGTCAGATATACAGTGCGTTTGTATTGCACCCCATTGTGTGTCGCTTTGCCCGTGACGGGAATGCGGAACGTGTCGGCTGCCGAAACACCGATGGCGGTGACGGTTATTGTTCCCGTGGATTTGCTGGCCGAAGCGGTGACGCCCGGTACACTTCCTGAAGCGAGAGAGTCCAGCGCAAGGACGGTTGTTCCGTAATACATCAGGAAGGTGGCGGTAAGAGGCAGGCCGGAAGTGACAGCTCCCGAGCTGTCACAGGCTACCGACTGCATCTCATCGTCAAGGTCCGCCGTTATGCTTCCTTCCCCGTCCGTCAACACGGGAATCATTTCACTGTCCACCATCGTGACAAACTGGGTATTGCGATACAGGCGGAAGAGGATATTTTTCAATATACCGGATACGGGAATCTCTCTCTCCGGGACGTAGCGCACCTCACGACCCCCGTCGATATGGTATGCCATCTGGTAATCCCAGGGCAGGGACGATACAGTCGTTAAAGTGCCGTCCGTTTTCATGACACGGCAGGAAACGGACGCGATGTCGCTGTTTCCTGCCGCGTCTCTCCTGATCACGCTGGCCGAAGGCTGGAGACGGTACATGACCGCGTTCTCGCCGGGATTGCCGTCGGCACCGTCACGGACAACAACCACCGAGAACCGCTTGTCGAACACGGCGTTCCCCTCGCAGTTGATTTTAAGATCGACGTAACATTTTTCATAGTCGGTTATCTCCGTGACGGTAAGGACACCGGCCGACACGGAAGCATGGCAGCCTGTAGCGGATACGGCAACGACGTATCTGTCCTTGTCTACCGCGTCGGTGAACAACAGCTCCGTTTCCCCCCTGAATGCCTGTATGCGGGTGGAAAGGACGGGGATGGTGGTGACCACGTTCTCGTCTCCGGAGATGACATTCCCGTCCCCGGAGATAACGTTCAGTTCCTCGTGCAGGGAATACAGGTTGCCCTGGTCGTCCAGTTTAACCACCCGCTCGTGGGAAGAAAGGGAGACGCTGTACGCAGACTTGCCCCGCATTTCCTCTGCCTGGGAGGGAGTGAACTGAATATTGACTCCCGTCAGGTAGGCGTTTTCCAGGAAGGAGCCATACCCGTGCATCACCATCCCGCCGATCCTCAATCCCTCCAGGAGCCCGTCCTGCATCGAGATGTTTCTCGTCGGATCGATCACCCAGGTGTCGACACACTTAAGCCTTCGGGTGTAATACCGCGTCTCGTAGGTCATTGCCTGACGGTCCGGATCGGTGAAGTTACCGTAAGCGAAGAAGTTCATGCCGGCCATCGGGTGAGCTGTTGTCCCGGGCTGCAGGGTATACCTGAACTTCATCGCTCCCGGCTCGTCCAGCAGGATCCTGGAAGGGGTGAAATAAACGGTAGTGAAACCTGCATAACTGAGGAATCCGTTCGTGTCTGTACCGTCGGAGGTGTTGTTCCCGCCTGAAAAGTGGTGGAAGACACCACGGCAGATATCGTTCACCTTCAAAGTTCCCGACTGGCCGTCGAGCAGGTCGAGCTCGGCCGTACAGCTTGCTGTATCTACAGACTTGATTGTTCCGAACGCGAAGGTATTGGCCTTGTCTCCGGATATGACATCTATACAGTTGTAGGTAATCTGCGGAACAACAAGTGCATCACGAAAGACAGCCCGGTCCGTCTCGGCAACCGACTTGCCGTTCTCGTCCAGATAGTTGGACCATCCACTTCCTCCGATCATGCCGGAAACAAAATTATCGGATATTATTTCATCAGTTGTTATTTTATCCGCTGTTACTTGTTTGAATTGTACGCTGTCTGTCTTCCTGACGGGTTGATCCAAAAAATCATCAAATTCATGCGCATTCCACTTATCACTGTCCCCGGCCTTTATTTTCTCTCCCTGTACCTCCAGATAGCCGTCCGTACAATTCATCTCCTCCTTGGTCCAGAACACACCTGACTGCAGCACCCGCTTGTATGACAAATCCGTAAGCCCCCCGACTGTCACCTTCTTCGATGATACGGACATCCTGTCGTCTACCTCCAGGAGGCAGCCCTCCGACAGCTGGTCATCCGGCATGGAAACAAGCTCCCGGATCATCTTGGGGGTACTGATCGTCCCGCCGTAGCTCCGGTATTCGGTCTCGCCCGATGCCCTCGTTTCAGTCTTGGACTTGTTCGAACTCCTCGGCGATTGCGTAATCTCTCCGTCAATACCGGCATTGAACGGCAACAACTCACACAACGTACAGTCGATCTCCTCTTCCATCAGGTCGTAGCTGTACTCCTTCAGATAAAGTTTCCGTCCGGAATACTTGTCAGACAACAGATCAAAATCCGTCGCATGGATCACCCCGTGCAGGCAAAACGAAGGCACGCCGATACGGCTCGACATGTCCTGCAGGGCGATATTGGCAAAAGAATCCAGTCCGCTTCCCCGGCAATACCACTCCGACGTAAAACCTCCGGAAGTCATCAGTATGTTTTTGAAGATGCCCCGGGCGTTCTCCGTAAACGGCGCATCCACAAAACCCACCTTCAGCGAAGGGGCCGACGTCGACGCTTCCGGGTTCAGCAAAACGTTCACGTCCGGATTTCCGTCGACATCGCTGGTGAATACAAACTCCTTAAGGCAGATAATGTTCATATCGTTGTAATCGTCAAAAGCAGGCGTGCCGGGAACCGTATAATACTTATAAGGATTTATAATGCGAAAAGCCATCTCTCCGGAATAGGGAATACGCTCCAGATTGATTCTGAACGTTTCGAAACTCGCAGGGATATAATCATAGTTGACTCCGTCCGTAATACGGAGTTTGCCGTTCTGTACATCTCCGCGGACTTCAATGTATGTCTCTTTTGTCCCCCAGCCTTCAGCCGACAGATAATGCCTGGTGCCACCGGAATCGGTGATAAAAATCTCAAGCCGGAAACTTCGGCCGGTGCTCATGTCGATCGAACCGATCTCCCGGTTTGACATCAGACATATCGAAAACTGAAACTCTATCCGGAAAGGCCGGTTGCAGGCTTCTACGGATATGGACTGCATAACGTAGGCTTCGAGTTTTTCGGGAAGTTTTGTCGGTTTCAGTTCACAGTAAGTCTCTTCATCCACACGCATAAACCGTACTCCGGGAGAAAGTATCCAGCTTCCCACCGCCGCAAAACAATAGTCTTTCAAAAGGCTCGGATACAGCTCGTAGGGCTGTTCCATAGTAAAATCCTTCCTGGCCGGGACGATCTCAGATTCCAGTTGCCCGACAGGATAAGTGTCATCCCCGATAGCCCCCAGTGTTTTCATTACAGGCCGGAAGCCGCCCGCAAAATTACACGACGGATCATATTCCATCAGATCCGTATCCTGGTCCGTATACCGGAGCACATGCCATTTGCAGTCCTTCTGCTTGATATAGGATCCGAAAGTGATCAGTACCTTCTCCAAGGCCTCATAGCAATCCGCATCGTCAAATGCATTGCAGTCTACAAACGCCTGGGTGTACACGCTCGCCACACCACTCATACCGGTAGCAAGTAGTTTCGATGCAAAGACATAGTTAAGCACCAGTCCCGTCTGCTCACAGCAATATTTGATGACATCAAACACGGAACGCTTGCCGCTCAGACCGAAAGGAATATTTTTCAGTAAGCCCAGACCGTCGGAGGCCGTAACGGATACATCGAAAGGAACGGAAATGTAAGGCTCCGAATACAGCTCCGGAAGGATGTGTCCGCTCCAGAACAATACGCCCGAACGGTACACCTCTACCCGGAACTTCTTTCTGTCCGTCGTGTAAAACTCCCGGAGATCGCCGTCAAAACAGGTTTCTATGCTCAATTCCAGAGAGGTACCCCGCACGGCCTCGCCATCATCCATTTTCAGAACAGGGGCACTGCCAAGATTCCGGTTTTCTACAGGCCCGTCATATCCGGCCTCCAGAATATTTATCTCGTATGGTGTATCCGAAACGCTGTCAAACGACAGCCTGTATTTCAAACCGTAACTCATGTCGTCAATCCTTTACGTATATTTTCAGAATTAATAGCAGCAACCAGATTACTGCCTTTTGCTTTCAACTCACCACTTACAATTACATTAATTTTACCGGAATCCATCCCGGAAGAATAATCTTTTGTATTCCCGATATTCACCTCATTGCTATAAGCATTCCCGGAAAATGTTCCCGAAGCATTACCTCCATCGGCAATCTTACCCAAAGAGCTTTTTACAGCAGTACCCAAAGCCACCAACGCAGCCCCGGCAGCAATGGCAGCAAAAGGATTCAGCGATTTCAATGCAAGCTTGATACCTTCCACGGCTATACCCGTCGATATCGCAGTCTTTCCCACATTTATGGCCATGTCGGCAAAAGTTCCCGCAACAAGGGTGGCGAAACCCTGCAAATCTCCGGATCCCGCTATAAGCTCCCCGATATTCTCGCCGAACCCAACCGCCAAATCAGAAAAAGCTGCATTGACAACGTCACTCACATCTATGCAGTCTTTTTGTATTTCCTGCAGTTTGGTCCGCACAGGCTCTAATTTATCCGGCAATTGCGCCAGATCATCGAATACCGGCAATTCACCATTTATATCGAATAAAGCATCATCTAACCCGTACAATACAGCAGGTTGGCTGATCGGGCCACCTTCCATCTTTTTCTGTGCATCGAGCACCCGTTTCCGGCTGAGTTCGTCCGTTTTCTGTACAAGTAAATTCAGACGGGCTATCTCTTTGTTATAATAATCCAGACTTGCCTGATCGGTTATATCGGTTGCAGATTTCAGATTTTGTAAAGCCTTTATTTTTTCTCCGATAGCTCCGGAAGTTTTTTCCTCCATGTCTATCGTATCCTGAATCGCCTGCTTTTTCTTTTTTTCTAGATTTATTTTTTCTTCTGCTGCCTCACGGGCTTTCCTTTGTGCTTCTGTCTCTGCTTCAATCCCTGAAGCTCTTTTATCTATCTCATCTGCAATTGCTTTAAGAGTCTGCTGATAGCGATTATCACCACGCTCCTTATTTAAAGTCTTATATACATTCTGTATTCCCAATAAATCATTCAAAGACAATTCCGAAAGCTTTAAACTCCTTATAACTTCCTCATTATTCTCACGTATCATTCTATTCTGTTCGGCCAGCCATTTATTAGCGTATGCTGTTGGAGGAATTATCATTCCCAGCCACTTACGCCATGCCGGTATCGACTCGTCATTCAGTACATTAGTAACCTCTTTTGTTGCATTTGTAAGAGAATTTATACTTTCCACACTAGGAGTAACAGCAGCACCGATAACCTCTTTCAAGTCACCCCAGGCATTACTTAATTGTGTTGCAGCTCCATAGGCATCTCCAGCCGCAGCTTTGGCTGCTCCGCCAAATTCATTCTGGAGTTCTTTTAACATAATCAGCTGCGCTTCCTGCTTTTTCCCTTCGGCAACCAGTTGCTTGATTTGTTTTACCTGTTCCTGGGAAAAAGAAACACCCGAACGACGCAAAGCTGTCAGACCAATTTCCGGCGATTCCAAAGCCTTACCGATCTGCATGACTGCTGCATTCAAATCGGTATTCAAGACCGTCGCCATATCCTGAGCTGAAGCAATAGCCTCTTTAAATACATCCCCCTTGATCGATTTAAAGGTCGACATAATGGCCATAGCATCTATAGTCACTTCATCGCCGTATTTGGTCACATCCTGCAATTGCGACGCGTATTTTTTCATTTCATCGGCTGTTAAGCCTGCAGCTGCCCCCGTTGCCTTGATTACCGCCCCTAACTTTTTCTCTGCCTCTGCCTGAACTTTACTTAAACCCAGGCATTCTTTAGCAAATGACACAATGCTACTTACAGCAAAAGCCCCGGCTATCATCCCCTTCAGCTTTTTTATTCCCGTCCCGAAAGCAGAAACTTCCTTTTTACTTTTTTTTAGTCCTTTCTGCAAATCAGAGGTATCGGAACCAATCCAGACCTTTAACTTAGAAATAACACTCATAGCAATTTGCTTAATTTTATTACATTCCCGATATCCTGTACACCACTTTCCTGAACACTTTCAATCTCCCAGGGAAATAACCAAAATTTTTTAGGATCCGTAATCCTTGATTTTTTATCTAACTGAACATTAATCAGGGAAACTGTCTGCATTCTGAGCAGATTGGCATATACTTCCAATTCCCGCTGTTTCTTCTCATTGTAGTAGTGAAGTTTCAGAAAAAAATCCTTAAGGCGCATTTCCCAAAACTCCATCACCTGCATATCCAATTCCCCCAAGGCAATACCCAGAAAATAATCCAGGGAAACTATTTCATTTACTTTTTTTTTCCACTCCCTCCATCCGCCTCCATCTGGCTCTGCCTTGCATAAATTCTCATAAATTGCCCCATTACTGCTGTATTGACAACACTTCCCAATTCAGATTCCGACATCGGGAAATTACGTTTTTCCAACCGCTCGCCTTCTTTTATACAACAATGCATCAGAGGTAAGATATCGTCTATAGCGATATGTACCAAGACATCAAGCTGAGACAAATCAGAAACTCCCTTTTTCCGGCAAAAACCGGCTATAGCATTCCAGTTTGCCTCAACCCGATATTCTGAATCACCTATTTTCAAAAAATCTTTCATAGCTTTACACCCCTGTAATTTCTTCTTTGGTCAGCTTTGTGATTCCGGAGCAATTCAGGGAATAGGTGGCCTCACCTTCCGCATCGGTACTTTCCGAATAACCGGTTATCACCATCTTCCCTTTGTAAACGGTATTGCCCGGCGCCGGATTCCCATACACAAATTCAATCGGCTCACCGGCCATAACCAAATCGATCACATCGTTGCGGTCGAGCCGTTTTGTTTTCTCTTCCGCCTCATTTATTTCCATTACCCCGTCAACGGTAAATTCAGTATCATAACCGGTTATTTTCTTATTAGAGGTGCCTTTATCCTCTTTGGTAATAGATTCTTTAACCTTTGGATTCAGGTTAAAGTTGTTCGATTTCGTCCCGGCAAACAGCTTTTTTTGCTCTCCGACTACAGCCTGAAAA